ATTCTTTATTGAGAATAATACTCATTATCAAATTATGCCTTTTCCTACTACTGGCTCCAATACTGAGCTACAAGCTGTTAATCAGATCCTGGCGTCAGTTGGTCAGGCTCCTGTCACTACGCTAGATACAGAAGAAATCCTCGTATTTAATGAGGTGTCAAGAATTACAGGCTTCTTAGATTCTACAACTCTCTTCACTAATACAAATAATATTTCAGCTGGTACTTACATTTCTGGTATTGGTGTTGCTAATAATACAGCAATCGCTACTACAGAAACTGTGTTTTCTACCACAGGTTCTATTACAGGTAATGTACTTACTTCTCCATCACCATATATTCCGAAGAATACTTTTATTACTGGAACTGGAATTACTAATGTATTAGTACAATCAGGTCCAAGTGGTTCTGGTCCTTATACTTATACAGTTAGTGCACCTACACCTAATGCTACGTCTACTACGTTAACATTAGATCCTATTCTGTATCAATATACCACTAACATTTCCCAAACAGTAGCCACTTCAGATAATTTTATTGATCTATCAAGAGCTATTATCACACAAAAAGTAGAGTCACAAACTAATCCAGACGTCGCAATTGCTTATAATACATTAAAAGAAACTTCACGTGAAGTACAATCTGAAGGTTGGTCTTATAATACAGAAAGAAATTATGATCAGTTTAAACCTGATGGTACTAAAAAAATTGCTATCCCTAACAATGTAATCCAAATGGATTTAAGCCAAGATTATACAAACAGTCTTGGTCGTAATGTTGTTAACCGGGCTGGTTATGTTTATGATACTATTAAACATACTGACATCTGGGATACAGATGAAACCCTTTATTTTGATGTAGTATGGGAACGAGACTATCCTGATATCCCTCAACCTATTCAAGCTTATATTGTAGCACGTGCAGCCGCTACTGTATCTAGTAGAATTATTGGTGATCCAAATCAATATCAAATGCTACAACAAAAAGAAGCTTACACAAGATCAATGGCTCTTGAATACGATTGTAATCAAGGTGACCATAGTTTCTTTGGTGCACCAAAACAAGGTAACTACTACAAGAGCTACAGTCCCTTTGACTCCCTGATTCGATAATGCCAGCAGTAACTCAATTGACACCTAACTTTCTTGGTGGTGTCTCTAAACAAAATGACGACAAAAAATTAGAAGGACAGATAACTGAATGCATCAATGGTTATCCTGACCCTACCTTTGGTCTACTTAAAAGACCTGGTATGAAACATATCAATGTTTTAAAAAAAGCTAATGGTGATGTATTTACTAAAGCAGAACTAGCTGATGCAGTATGGTTTTATATTGACCGTGCTAGTGCTGGTTCTTATATTGGTGCTATTAAAGGTACTAACATTTATATCTGGACAGCAGCTGATGGTACGTTCTGTACTGTAACTAATAATGCTACTTCATATTTAACTGGTACTAGTTCAAACGATTATCATTTCCGTAGCATTCAAGATACTACAATTATTACAAACAAAACTGTTACTACTGCGATGCAAGCAGCTGGTACGTTTGTTGCTAATGCAGTTGCTACTCTTAAACTACTTACACTTGTAGAAACGGTTTCATACACAGTTACTATTCAAAATGTGGAAGCAACAGTAACTGCTCAAAACAATACAACATTTGATGACATGTTGTTGTATGATGCTGCTGATGTGGATACTAATCATCATTTAATTGATAAAATTAAAAATGTTATTGAAGCACAGCACACAGCATCTAACGCAGATTTTGATGGTATCTGGTATTTAGAAGGCTACAACAATAGTATTGTTATTAAACGTGGTACTGGTACTAATGCAGTAGTAACAGATTACAGTGCAGTTACTGGTACTCCGGTAGCTTTTGACATTGATGCTAGAGGTGGTCCTAATAACACTGCACTTGAAGTATTTGAAGATGATGTAACTGAGGTATCTAAACTACCACTTGAATCTTTTACTGATCATAACGTAAGAGTATTAAACAGTGATAGTGCTGAAGATGATTACCATGTTAAGTTTGTTGCTTACGACACTACCTTAAATAGAGGTCGTGGTTATTGGAAAGAAACAGTAGCACGTGATGCATCACCTGGTGTAGATAATACAACCATGCCGCATGACTTGGCTAACACTGGTGCTACTACGTTTACCTTTGGACCCATTACTTATAAAAATAGGCTTGCGGGTGATGATATAACCAGTCCTATACCGTCTTTTATTGGTTCAAAGATAAACTCTACCTTCTTCTACAGTAACCGTTTTGGTGTATTGTCTGAGGATAATGTAATCCTTGGTGTAGCTAATGATTCCTATAACTTCTTTGTTAAGTCAGCATTAACACAGATTGATTCAGACCCTATTGATTTAAACGTATCTAGTGTACGTCCTGTTGCATTATCTGAGGTATTGCCTTCACCACAAGGGCTTATTTTGTTTAGTGAACGCCAACAGTTCCAACTCTATGCAACTGATGCCAGCACTCTTACACCAACTTCTGCTGTAATTCGAGCGTTAGCTAACTATGAAATGGCTACTGATATTGCCCCTGTGGATGTTGGTACTACCTCTGCATTTATTAGTCGTGTCCCTGGTTATAGTAAACTATTTACTATGTCATTACGTGATGTAGAACAAAGTCCTATTGTTGTAGATATTAGTAAAGCAGTATTGGAATGGATTCCTGCTACTGTAGATGATATTACTACAAGTCCCCCTAACTCTGTTGTAATGTTAATTGATAGAGATACGTCTTACTTGTACCTGTATCGTTATTATAACAACGGTGAGAAAGACTTATTTCAAGCTTGGACTAAATGGGAACTACCTGGTACTATTCAAGCTGCAAAAATTATCAACGATAATGTTGTCGTAGTCCAACAGTTTGAAGATGAGTATTCTATCGGCTCTATAGTGCTTGATGAGATCCCTGCAGGAGACTCTGTATCGAACGCAACATCCTTTGAAGGCAATGCATGTCTAGACATGGCTACACGTCCTGTGAGCCCTGGTGGAGGCGTCTCAGCGGTTGTATATGAAGTAGCGTTAGATCGTACTAAGATCTACTTACCTTATAAACCACTCAGTACTAAAAAAGGTGCTATGCTCCTTAATGTACCTAAAGCAGAAGTTAATAATACATCAGCTGCTTTAGATGCAGATGCTGGTTATTGGGCTGAAGTTGAAGGTTTTACTGAACCAGGTACTGGTTATTATTACTTTGAAATCCAAGGTGATTTTACTGGTTATGCTGACGGTATGCTTGTAGGTTATAACTATGACCTTGAAGTAACACTACCTAAGTTTTACTACAGACGTGATGCAAACACTACTGATTATACTGCAACATTAACTATCGCTAGAGTTAACTTCTCACTTGGTAGGACTGGTGCTGTTGTATTTAAATCAAAAACTACAGGTTCTAACGAATGGGTTGCTGTAAAAAATGTAACTGAAGCTAGTTACTATACAGGTGATAGTAATCCAATTAAAGAAGAGAAAACTTTTACTGTACCCATCCATCAACGTAATACTAATTTTGAACTTAAAGTGACAAGCAACTATCCATACCCCGTATCGTTAGTATCAATGACATGGGAAGGTATTTATTCACCACGATTCTATAGGAGGAAATAATTATGGCAGTTGGGTTAATAATTGGTGGTGTTGCTGCGCTTGCTAGCGGCATTATGGGTGCTTCCCAAGCCAGCTCAAACAATGCTAAAGCAATAAGTAATCAAAAAAAACAAGAAAATTTTAACAAAAAAACTGCTGAACTTACTAACGAATATAACGATAAACTTGATGCAGCTGATAAAGCTAATTATGAAGCTATGCGTGAGTATAGCCATGAAACATCTCTTAAGAATTGGCAACGTAGTGCAGAGATTCAAGATTATCAACATTTAAATATTTTAAAAGAATACCAAAAAAATATTAATATTACTAGCGATCAGTTAGGTTTAAATCAAACTTCAGTAGATCAAGCTATTGTATCTGAAAAGGCCGCTGTTGAAGACATGTTCATTCAACAACAGTTTCAACGTGAATCTTCTTTAGCTGCATTAAAAAGTGTTTACACTGACGGTTCTTTAGGTATAAAAGAAGCTGGTTCTAAATTGTTTGGCATCCAAAGCAATCAAAGATTAGGTTCAGCTGCTATTAATAATCAAATAGATCAGCTAATGCAACAAGGTTCGTTTGCTAAAACAAATGAAATGGTTAAAGGTTTGATAGCTGAAGGTCGTGCTGCAATGGGTCAAGCAGGTAAATCAAAAGCTAAACGCCAACAATCTGCATCGGCTGCATTACACCGTGGTCTTATGCAACTAGAATCTGAATTAACTGGTAAACGTAAACAAGCTGGCATTGAACTAGCCCAACTAAATGTTGAGACAAGTCTTGCAAAAACAGGTGTTGGTCTTAATTTAGAACGTATTGAAAATAGCATTACTTCTGCTGAAGCTGATGCTGCATATAACAATGAAGTAATGACTGCTAACATGAAAAGTTTTATCAGTCAAACTGAACGTAACATTGCAGACATAGAACTACGAAAACAAGTTGCTGACTTAAATGTAAGGGAATCCACTATGATTAAACCAGAAAGATTATCTTACGACCCAGTACCAGAACTACCACCTGAACGTATCTTTATTGATCGTATGGAAGCTATTCCTGGTTTCGTTCCACAAGCAGCTCAACAAAATGTATGGGCACCTTTGATTCAAGGTATTGGTCAGGGAGCACCAATGATTTCCTCTGGAATTGCCGGTCTTAAACCTACCTAAAAATTATGGCACGTATTCGATATCAACCTGCTACAAAAACTAAAGGGTTTCAACCTATACAACTCACTACAGCTGGTATCTCACGGATGCGTGAAGAAACCAATCGAGTTGTTCAAGGTATGGAGAAGAATCTTGCTGCTGAACAAAGACAGCGTAAAGAAAATCTTCAGGCAATGCAAGATAATGCAGCCTATACCGAACAGATTACAAAAGAAAATAGAGAAATTGAAGTTCAAAATTTAAAGAACGAAGAATTAGCTATTACACAAACAGCTGAACGTGATCAGCAGCAAGCTAAGTATGATGCTGATGCTACTAGAACTATATTTTCAAGTCTAGTTGATTTTAGTTCGACTATACAAAAAATAGAAGCACAGAACAAAGTA